TTATGGGAAAGAAGTGGTTTAGAGAGAGGAGGGGGGTGTACGTTCCTGACCAGCAGGGTTGTTACGAGATGGAACGTGGGTTCGGAGGTACCTTATCTGTGTACTCCGGAGACGCCAGCAGCCACGAGAAAAAGGCTGAGGCGGTCTTCGACCGGATAGGTATCCCGAAGAACGCTCGTTGCGGTTTTAATGCCGCTGTTGAAGACGGACGAGCTGTTCCGGAGGAAAGTGAGGAGGCGAGTCGCTGTCGCCTCGGACTAGCTAAGCAGAAAGGTAAGTTGCGCGTTGTGACTATGCAGACCGCGATCATGAAGGACGTTTTACGCCCTGTTCATGAGGCTGCATACGATCGGCTTACCCAACGTAGCTGGCTAGTCCGGGGTGATGTCAAGAGGGAACATTTCGAATCCCTTCGACCCACTCACTCCCCCGGCCACGATTTCATCTCGGGCGACTACGAGGCCTCTACCGACAATCTGCACACCGATGCTGTGCTTGCCGTGGTAGAGACCCTCGCCGAGGATTTGCCCCCTAGGGAGGCGGACTTGTTCGTCCGCAGCTTTCGAGACTGCCAGGTCTCAATAGAGGATGGTGGAAAGACCTGTCATTTCCCCGTTGTCCGCGGTAGTATGATGGGTAACCTAGGCTCGTTCGTTGTACTTTGCATCCTTAATCGGATCTGTTACGAACGGGCTCTTAAATTAGCAGGTTACTCATCTACTCACGGCGTCTTGATTAACGGGGATGACATTCTTTTCACGGGTGAGAGTGGTCTTTACTATAGCTGGCTTCACAGTACGTCTGAAGTCGGCTTTGTTATAAACACTAGTAAGACCATGAGATCCCGAACTTACGGTGACCTTAACTCGCAAACTTATAGGTTTGATAAGTCACGTAAGGTCAAGAAGCTTTGCTTCGGGTTTCTCGGCTCTGACTCGTGGAAAGAACCCGAGGGTTCACTTGCCCGTCCTCTGTTTGAGCTCTGCAAGCAGGTTAAGTTCTCATCGGCGGCTTGGCTCTTGACGGCCTTTCCGGTGAGAAAGCTGCTTGTCCGCGCTCCTCTCCCTCTCTCTTCTATCCCCCATCGTTGGTGGAACTTCCTCGTAAAACGTTCGTGGTTTCGCGGCATCTTTGACAATGATAAAGCCGCTGCTGTTGAAACCACTGGCGTCGAGAGGTCTTTACCCTTTGTTCTGGGAGCGCCTTTAAAGGTCACAACTCCTTTTCTAGAACAAAGGTTGTCCGACATGGGGGATAGAGCCATAAAAGAAATTGTGAATGAATGGATTGGGGTACCTGTACCCCCGCTTAAATCGAAAAGACCCCATACGAAGTTTCCAAAACTTCGTAGCAAGTTTAGGCTGGGTAGGCAGTGCCAGATGTGGAAGAGACTGTGGTTGGCCCCTGTACTGGATTATGTGACGGAGAGGTTCCCTGAACTCTTGCTCTCCGATAATCCCGTGTGGGTTGACGACCAACCAGGTCTCCAATCTTCCTACCGCATCACCAGGTCCTTCATTCGACCCATAAAATTTTCCCCTCCCTCAAGTTTCTCCTTTGAGAAGCTAGTTTACCAGAGTGATTTCGTCCCCTGTTACCTGGACGGATATCTTGTCAATATCTGGAACTAGACCTGCTTGAGAGGTTTTCGCGCGTGAAGGGTTCACGCCTACGAGGATGGGAGCTGGTAGGGACATTCGCCTACCTGTCGACGTCTAGCTTCGTGCTATGCTCGTCTCGTTGTTGTAGCTCCGCGTGTGGTCGAAAGAACAAGGTGCCCAGATTAACTTTTTGGGGCCGGGTTAAGTGTATGTGGTTAGAGGACCACCCCTATGTTTTCTCTTTTTCTGTTTCAGTGATGGACGAGGGGGTTCCGTCGGAATCCACGACCTCCTAGATGACTGGCCGTTCGGCATATGAACCTTCACCCACGGGTGATAGTCAGTCCCGAGTCCGGGTCCCGGGGGGCAGTTTCCCGGGTACGAGTTCGGTCATCTAGCAAGTTGGGGGGGTAATGGTCCCCAGCCAACCCTCGTCACTGATCGTTACAGACTAAGAGTTAGCGAATTATTGTCCAAAGGACGGCAATATTAAAGGGGCATCCTATAGCCACTGCATGCTTACAAAGTTTCGCACGCGGGTGAAGTTATAACAAAGGAGAAAGAGGTAGCAGTTGTGGACTGCGAGACAGGTTAGGGCCGCCAATTACGAATGAGCCAGTCATCCCTAGTAGCGGAGTCGAGATACGTACC